AGAGTTCCCTAACGCGCCTGCATATTTTGAAATCCAACGACCAACTGTGGCAACTCCTGCCGAATTGTCGTAAGATGCTTCATATGCGTCTTCATTTTTGACTAAAGTCGTTGCGTGTCCTGCTGCGTTAGCAGAATACATACCCGTTGTCGCTACTCGGACAACTCTTAGACTAGAGCCATATCTTAAGAAAGCTTCTGCTGAATAGAAGTCTTCAGCTCCAGCGTCGGTGTTTGCTGGTTGATAAAACTCGTCGACTAAACCTTTTGCGTCTGAAACTGTTATTACTTCATCAACAGGGCCCCATTGGAATGTTCCAGCAAATGCACCTGTTGTGCTCGATACGGCTGGAACTACAGTTGTCAGGTCTATCTCTTTGACCTCTACGCCTGGTGATACTTGAAATGCCATACTTTTCTCCTGTTAATGTAAAAAGTTGTTTACTGTTTTATTTATAACAATGTGTTTCTCAACCTAGTTATTTATGGTGTGTTCTTTATCGACAAACCACCGATCTCCTTCTTTATCTACAAAACTCTCTTCCATTTTCTCCCTCTGTCCTCCAAATACTCCAGCTGGTAAAAGATCATCTTCTAATTCTCGTTGTGCTTCTGCATATAAAAGGTCTTTAACCGCAGTATCTGTAAGATGGTAGAAGAATTCTGTGGTGATAAACCATCCAAACAAGACAAGAGTCATAACCATATCGTCATGATAACCCCTATCTGCTTCAAATGAATTCCCTTTATTTACAAAAGTCATCAGCTCAGTAATCGTATATCGATCTCTAAGTTGAAGTCTCTGTTCTTCCAAAATTTCCTTCAACGTTGAACATCCTACACGTTTAATACGTCTATTCATTGTCACCCCAATGTCCTCTGCTTTCAGCAAACCTTGGGTAAACACATTTGGATATTCTAAGTCATAGTGTAATTGTGTTGCAACCATACTACCTTCATTGTTATTTTCAATAATAATTAAAGCTTCATTGTATGGTAGACAATACTTATTGAGAATATCAGGAAACAACATTGGAGATATCATACTATCTCTATAAGTTGCCACCTGTTTAAATGGTTTTGAACTTACATCAATGATGTTGAATGTGGAAAAATCCATTCCACGTCCTTTGGCAACATCAACTGTGCAAATATAAGTGTGTCCTTCTTGTGGTCTCTCAAATATATTTATATTATCTTTATGCCAATCAGGCTCTTCAGCTCGTAATCCTAAGAGTGTATTTGCATTGATAAGTGTATTTCCTGTTCCTAAGAAACTATTACCATACTCTTGTTCGAATTGTGCTTCTGATGTATTTGCAATAGTTTGTTTTTTCCACTCCTCATCCCTATCAGGAACGTCCCACCAATTAATAGTGAAGTGTTTATATTCAGATTGTTCTTGGACAGCAGATTCATATATTTTATGGAACATATTACCTACACCATTTGCAGTAGATGTAATAATAACCTTGGAATCTTTACCTGATGTTATTACAGGATATGTTGCAGTATAGAACTCTTCTGCATTTTCTACAAAAGCAAACTCATCAAGGTATAGTAAATTGATTGATAATCCACGAATAGAACTTGAAGATGTCGCTGCAGCGACTAATTTACTGTCATTTGAGAACTCTATTGAGCCTTTATTTAAAATCTTTACGCCCGGCTGCAAAAAGAATGGAACAGACTCTAACATAGTTACGATACGTGCAACCATTTCTCTTGCGATTGCACCTTTATTTGCAAGAATTGCTACTGTAACTTCGGGATGGAATAGTAAATACCAAATTAAATAAGCACAAGAAGTGATAGATTTACCACTCTGTCTTGATGCAAGAACTACACTAAAACGATTATCATCAAAGTGATCTACAAGGTCTTCTTGGTATCCACGAAGTGTAAATTTGACAAGCCCTTCATCTAATGATATAATTTGTGTGTATTTCTCAATAAAGTATGCTGGGTTTTCCTGACACTTTATATAATCATTTAATTGTTCTTCGGTATACTCAATGTCAACGCCAGCTCTTTTAATAAGTTGGTTGCCAAGATATCCTTCATTAGTAGGTTTAACCATCGCTCTGTTTGTTTTTCTTTAGATACTTCTGTAAATCACTTGTTGAGCCGACATATAAATGGTTGTGTTGGGTTCTTATATTATCGTTTTCTTTTTCTATATCTTTGAGTTTCTTCTGTATATCAATAAGCTTTTCTGCAGTTTCCGATACTGTTTTGATTAATTGTCCAGCAACCTCATATGCACGAGGATGTTCTGTTTCTTGGGATAGTTGCAGTATGCCGTCTATGGCATCTTGACCGCGTTCTACGAGGTTATAGAGGTTCTCACGGGCATATTTGTAGTCATTTTCTATGTTATCTTCCCGCGTGGGAACTTTAATTACTTGAGTTTTCTTTTTTAAATCAGAAGATATATCTAAAAGATCATCTAGTTTTTCATCAATTTCTTTGTTCATATTTAACTTTCATCTTCAACCACAGTATCAGCATAGGTTGTCGGTGTTCCATCATCATAAAAAGTCACTGTCTCAGCCACTACGAACGTATCAGTAGGATCAACTGAACCAACAAACTTAAGTGTAGTGTTTGCATCTATAGAAATTGCATTATTCAAGGTTATTGACAACTTATCACCTGCTATTGTAGCAACCGTTGGGTTGGTTGTTAAGTTAGTTCCAAAAACTTCATCACTTACACTTATCTTAGTATTTATCGCAGCTGGGAAAGTCACAGTTACAGATGCCGAAACGGCATTAGCAGTCTCACCAAATGCTGGTTCATAGTGTTTAACTTCTTTAACAAGTCCAGCACCATCAATTTCAGATGTGGTAAATGCTTGTTGTCCCGCTGCAGTAAAGTCTCTTTCAATAACATTCTTAATAATTTCACCCGTATAAACTGGGCCAAAGAAGTATAATTTCATTGTAAATTCAAGACTATACTCAATTACACGTCTTTCTTCAAATCCACCTTCATAAGTATCTTCCATGGTTACTGAGTTTAGAATAATTGGAACATCTCTATGATCTGTCATGGTATCAACCATCTTCATAGTAACATGATACTCAGGTTGAAAATAAGGAAGTATTTGTTCTACAATCTGTAGAGCATCTATAACACTTTTTGCTAGAATACTTAAGGTAAAGTTAATATTATAAGGTGCAGGCTGGTATTGGAACCCTCTTTTGCCTTCATTAGGACTTGCTTCTAGAGAGGATTTTTGTGCTCTAAGTAATTTGTTTTGTTGTCTTGCTGAATCATATTCGATACCACTTATTTCAAAAGCCATACGTGGTAAACTAATGGATGTAACACTACCGTCTCTTGCCTTTAAATCTTCTTGAAGTCTTTCTAGAAATTTTTGTTTAGGCCCATAAGATATTGGAACTTTTTGTTCTAATAATACAGTTCCATCTGCTTTTGTTTTCTTAATGTCTATATTATTAAACAGTGTTCCAAAGATGGAAACAGCACGTTTAAATGTTTCGTGATAGAAATATGTCCCGAACATTATGTAACCTCACCAAATGGATTCGTCTCGCTAAAGTCTAAGTAATTATCTCCCTGTGTTTCAAACTCAAGGTTCTCTGCTTGTCCACTACTTTCCATCGATAACACATCTGTAATAGATTCAATAACATATGTTGCAGCTGAGTCTACTCCAACCAACGTATCTCCAACCAATAATGTTGTAGTGAGGTCTTTCAATGTAAGTGTCCTTGTAATTGGTAACCATGTTATAACTTCACCAACGTTAACACCACCCTTCGTGACATTCTCGTTAATTGTATAATTTCCACTTCCACCCGCAGCTGCTAGTGTCATTTCTATTGAGTATGCTCTATCAGCTTCAACCAAGTCAGCAGATGTTCCAGTATCGAAATCTTCTCCACCGTATTCGAACAGACTGCATTTAAGTTTAAATACAAATAATTTTCCTAATTGATAGAATGGGTCTTGGTCTTCTACAAATCTAATTTCAAATAAAGAACCCGACATTGGGAAGTATACTAAATCCCCTTCATTAGGTCTATGTGCTACTGCAAGATTGTTGTCAAGAGATATAAATCTTTCCCAACTTCTTAAAGAAATAATAAATGATGCTTCTTCTTGAATTGAAACACCAAACTTACTGAATAGATCACCTTCACCTTCAAAGCCTTCTGTGTTTTCCAAATACATTTCAACAAGATATGAATCACCAAATCGTGATTGTATATCTTCACCAAGAATTTTATCTTCCTCTACTATTTCTCTAGGGAGATAATAAACTTCATGACCATACATACGTAATGACTCAACAACTAAATCTTCATAGAGATGTTGTTCAGTCGCTACTGCATGATTAAAAAACGTATTTGTAGGCATTACTTACCCCATTAAGTCCATTACAGGCATTTCATAATTGAGTCTTGATTCCTCTTCCAGTCTCATTCGTTCTTCACTTGCTTCAGTTTTCATACCTTCTGCATCTAG